AGGATATCGCCATATGTAAGCAGTATCCGTTAGCGCTCAGCGCAAAAAGCAAGCCCAGTCTATGGGCAACCAACCAAAAACAACCGCTTGGACTAAGTTCAATGTTGTTTGTCAAGAGGTCATCTAGACCTCCACCGACCTGCTCGTCCATGCATCCAACCAGAAGGGTGTTTATGGCGGCGGGCAATCCGGCATGGTTCTGAAAGCTTAAGCTTTAAGCAAACACGACCACCGAGAGATCCAGAAGATTCTCACTGAAGCTCTTCCAGAGAATGGTTTGTGCGGCTCTGTAGCCGTGACCGCTGCTTGCGGCCCTCTCTCTGAGAATGTCAAGACAATCTGTCACGTAGCAGCCTTAAATTTTGATGGCCTCCGATACGACAGTAATGCGGGTTATGACAGCCTGCAAGCCATCTTCTGGGCCGTTGACCAGGTCACGCAAACCTACAACTGTAGGAGTGTTACCATACCCTACCTAGGCAACGGTATCTTTGCTGGCGTGCACAACGCCACACAAGCAACTAGGGTCTTCCTCGAGGCCCTTTCAGACTGTTTTGACCAGGGGTGCTTCAGCAAAGTTGCCGTCACGTTGGTCGCCTACACCAACCTTGAGAAAGCCATGGTCGACGAGGTCCTCAGCGTCGCCATCACCGACAGACGCCCAGCTCGCGTCCCCATCCCCCAGAGCATCCAGGAAGCAAGCCCCTTGGTCGACGGGAAACACCAGGCCCAGAACAACGAAGGTTTCCTTATCCTCGCGCAGTCGCAGAGCGCAGACTTTCTGCAGATTGCTGGCGATTTTTTCAGTGCCCATGCCTTGGTTGATGCCGGCAACAAGGATGCCGTCATAACCAAACTGATGAACTTGTCAACTGAAACTATCAAAGCCTGTCTTTACGATGCCACGTGTTTCAATAGAACCATCAGAACAGTCCAGGGCACCATGAAAAACAAACCTGTTGCGGGAGAAGTTGCCCCCTAAGTGCAGGCCGGCGAATTTTCTTCTATCAGAAAGGTCATTGATACCCTGCCCGACCCAAAACGTGAAGACTATTCTAATAGCGACAACGAGGAGAACAAAGATGGAGAGGGCAGCTCAACCTCAGACCGTCATCAAAGTGAGCCCAGCGTCGACCAGGAAGATGAGGAAGAGGGAGACGAATAGGAAGAGCAAGAAGAGCAGGAGGAGCAGGAATATTACGAGGACGCAGCCTCGACTGCTACCTAGGCAGTTTAGAAGCCTCAGCGTGCAACTGCAGGTCCCGCCGTAGCACCACAGAAGGCGCACCAGACCAGCATCGCTAAACAACCCGTGCCTGACAAGAGGTACGAGGGTTTGTACATCCCTGAGATCGACGCAGATTGCAAGGTCAGGGCCACTATCCCGGTTGATTCTTTCAACCACGTGATTGCCAGACATTTAGACCAGGTCGTCGTCCAATACACGCACAAGGCTCAGCAACATTGCACTTATGTTGAGACCAACCAGGTGGGTCAAGGCAACTACAACCTCTGGGGCAAGATCCTCAATAACAACCGTGAGATCATGGGGAACAGCCCGAGTATGATGGATGAGGTGCTCAGCCTGTGCGAGCAGAACAGAGTTGACCAGAACAACCTCATAATTCTGTAGAACAAGACTGGAGACATTGACGTCGAGAAAGCGTCGCTCATTGCCAAGCTCTCAGGCAACGCTTTCAATAGCGAGGATTATCCTGTCTCCATCCGCAACATGAATCCTCATGCAGCCACTGCCCATCTACGCAAAAACTTTGAACAGAGCGTAGCGCAACAAGAGGGGTAATTCGTTGACCATGGTAGCAGCGTGCGTAGGATCAGAGGATCACTAGCCCGCATACACGGCACGACTGCCGCTTTCAGCTCGGCTAGAATCGGCACTGACTCCAAAATTAGGGAAGCCTTCAATTCGGAGGATTGGGTGTCAGTAGATGGTGATTATTTTGTTTGCAATGGCAATTGCAAATATGGCATCAAAGTTGACGTCACCATCAGAGGGTAGGTCAGCCAACTATGTGCCCTCCATTCCATCTGCAGGCACACCACCGAGACCTGCACTTGCATGTACGATCTCAGGCATGCTCCAAGCCAGAGGACTATAATTTAAGCGTTCAGGGTCCATGTTTTTAATCACAGCTTCTACTACATGAGCCCATCTTCTCTCGCCAGTTTGCCGATTAATTCCCAGACATATTTCTTGGCTCATGTCTTCGATGGGGGACCAACCAAAGATTTTGGTGGCGAGGTCTCTGCCAGCTTCTTCACGAAGACCAACGATGGAAGAACCTTCTTGAGTATGCACGCAGAAGGACACACTGGAAACTTCGTGCATCAACAATTCTTTATGGCTGGCGGTGAAAGTTACCCTATTTCGAGCTCTTCAAATCTAGACCTCAATGAAATTATGTCAGTCAGTTCCCTCAAGTACTTTAGAGGCAGAGTTGTCCAAGCCAACAATCAAGGCACTCTGTTCTATTAGATTGACAGGGACTACAAGATCAACAGGAACATCTCTGGAGATGTTTTGGAAAACCCGCTCACTAGAAAGCAGAAAATGCACTTCAGCGATGTCAAGAGTTTCGAGTAACAGTATTACAACGAGATGTACTCCACATTCTACAGCAGGCTGCAGATCAAACCTGACTAGACATTCAGTGAGCTCCAAGGTTCTGCATACCATCTAGCGACATCCTAGGTGCACATGCTGCCGGACATGACCAATAACCTTGCAGAGATAGCTGCTCAGGCATATGACAAAGCAAAGTACGCCACTGACCGCGGCCAGGCTCTTGCTCGCGAGAACCAGATTTTTAGAAACAGCCCTGCGGCCTGGCTAGTCATGAAGTGTGAGCCGATCATCACCGCAATCAAACACTTTGCCAAAATGATCATTGCCTTATTCTCTGCACTCCGTGCTTTCAGGAACGTCCCAGGCCATACTGGCAGTGTCGTCAACACAGTCAACCGTCTTTGTTTCAGACTGTCTTATTTGTCCAGCATTGCCTACTTCGCATGGTAGGTCGTTCAGGCTGCAACTCTGCTCCTCAGCAACTTCATCAAGAAGACAGAGGATTTCTCGTCCTCCCACCCCTATGAGCAACATTATTCTGAGGGAAGATAATGGCCTCTGGCACTCGTGCGTGCCTGCTTCGTCACTGCCCCCTAAGCCAGCAAATGGAGACTTATGCAGGAAGACATAGTAGTTCATGCACTTAGACATGACCCAACCTCTGAGTCAGACAATGAAAGCTACTACGAGGAGGAAGAGAGAGAAAAGCCCGTATAGAGAGCTGAGCCCTAGAAAAACGACCGCTCAAAACAGGCCCAACCTCAGCCACAACCTCAAGGTCTGCTCAAGAGAAACATTGCGTAATCAGGACCCAGCAAGATAACACCCGGGGACGCTAAGAAGCCCCGCGTCCAGGATGAGAGTAGATAGTCCGAGAAACCCCTCTGCAAATTTGGTGGGAACTGCAACAAAGGCTACAGATGCAAATTCGGGCATCCCCAAATCTTTTACAGGGGCACGACAATCAGTAAAGAGATTTCCTCTGCAATGAAGACCCCATAGGATCATGCCAGTTTAACTTACACCAAGGATTATGTGCTTAATGTTGCAAGTGTAGGTATCCCTCAGCTGGCGGGTATAGCCGACCCATGCGTCTGCGGGCAACAGCACCCTAGCAAGTGTGTCTTCTCACACGACCTGCAGAGTAGAGTTATAGGCCTCTTAAAGACGGCGACTGCTCAGACTTTGCTGCAGAAAACCTGCTTCTCCGTTCTCGTCATCCCTGGCAACCAAGACATGCTGGCCGTGCATGTGGTGGGTGGCCGGGGCCTTAATCAAGCCTATGGTCTCATCTCTGGTTATGCCAAAAGTAGATACCTTAAAAAGAACAACAACAGGCCTACATTGTTTATAGGCACCTTCAGCCCAGTTGACAAGTTTGTCACAATAGAGGCAGGCCTGCATGGTGAGAAGATGGACATCTGCTACACCTATCTTCCAGTTTCTGAGGAACCAATGGACACACCTTGCCCAGTGTACGCTTCTTCTTTCTCCGGTGATGCTGATTTCGACAACGATGTGTGCAGCTGCATCAACCACATTCAAGGCACCCCTAATGAACTGGGCTAGATAACCTACGTTGTCTAGCAAAGAGAATGCAAAAATGTCACCACCGTTGACTATTTGAAAGGCAATGGTGAGACAGTTGCCTTGACTTATGCCACCACAGCTGATGACCTGGTCAGCTTCATAACCGCCGCCATAACCTCGAGGAAAGAGACCACGCTTTGCGTTGATTTCGAATTCTCCGGCCCGGTGCAGGCACAAGCCGCCAACCCAGAAACTCTGTGGAAAAGTTTCCGTGCAATCAATGTCTGTTTCGGTCAAAAAACATCCATTGTGTTCATCAAAACACAGACGTCACAGGAGCCCAGGAAAAGAGTCAGTAGACAGCTGCTCCCATACGTGTTCATATACGGTTCTTCATATGACACTCTCCTTGCCAAACTCTTCTTTGAGTGCCCTACCATCGACTTGCAGAGAAATGGCAAGGTCTCTCTTGAGAGCTACACCGGCTTCAAAAAAGAGGACTGTGCGTACGTTGAATGGATCCCTGTCCACCCTGAGGTTGACATGCGCCTCCTGTCGTACTGCACTAGAGATGCGTACATAACTCACCAGGCTTTTCTTGTGTCAATGGACTACGCCAAGATCCAAGAGGGACTTCAGCAACAGGTCTCCCAAAAGAAAGAGACAAGCCTGCAACTTGATCTCTCCTGGAACGAGAAATTCAACCCTGCCCTTGAGGACAGCCGACACGAAGTTGAGGAAGACCAGCAAGAAGAGGAAAAGGACACGCACGTGGTCGTTCCCGTCTATGTTAACGGTGCAACAATGGATGCGTTTGATGTCCAAGATTCTTTCGCCATGGTCGGCATGTCAGTTGTCAAGGGCACACTCCGTTGTCAGTGCAAGAGTGACCAGTGCCATCTCATGAACGACTATTCACTCAAGAACAACGTCGACAAGACCTTCAGTGCGTAGGCCAGACCTGAAGCCATATATCAACTTGAGCTAAGCAAAGAGCTCTCTGAGCTTGCTGGCCGCATGTGCGGGCCGTTAGCAATCATAGCTAGTAATGCCACTGCAATCCGCAAAACACTCAAGATTCCTAGCCAGCATTGCAGAGATGCGCAAATTGCTCTGACTTTCCTCACCCAGGAAAACATGAACCGTGCTGTTCGAATCGGCCGTGAAGAAATGCACTACAATGACGGTTGCTCACTTGAATAATTTGGGTTCGCCTGTGGCACCGTGGGCGTTAAAGCCCTGGTTCATTCTTGTCTTGGTCTACCAGTTGCCCTGGACTACACCAGCGACAACCCAAAACTGTGGAAGATCGGTCGCGGCTTCACACTGAAAGAATGGGCTTCGAAATCCATAACCGAGTACGCAACCTACAAGAGATACTTTGCTTGCAGTGGTCATCCTGGAAAACCTGCCCATATTAGCCCCTTGAAGACCAGCAATTTCCAAATCAGGGCCGCAGAGTTCGATAATCTCAGAATCGTTCTCACCAAACACGAGAACACTTGCATGGACCAGCAGCGTGTCCTAGGAGGTCAAGAAACTCATGACATGGCAATCGCCTACACGTTTCCTTGCCTAGACAATTGGTCCAGTACTCTGCACAGCAGCCATTTCCTGTCGACCAGGATGAAACTTCAACCCAGCCAGAGCTTGATCTTCTCTGGCCATCAACACTCTGCCAGACTTGTAACTGAACGAGTTGTGTCCCCATTTGAGAAAGGATGCATGCGGGTTGGCTCAATTAATGTTGATTTCAAGATGTTCGACATAGATCTCTCCCCGCATCAGCAAGATGAACGAGAGCTTGTTTTGCAATGCCTCAGCCAGACGCCGATGGTCACCCCCTCCTACTGTGCCGGAGTCCCTGAAAGCCAGGTTAAGGGCATGATACAGGTCAAGAGGAATGTCCGGGAATAAATCCTCAAGAAAACCCTATGCCCTCGTCTTGACAGGGCAGTCAATTGCCGCTCGGACCACTTTGCAAGCTACCAAGTCCTCCCTGTGGCTGGTCCTTTTTCTTACAAGAACAGGAACTGCCTGCATTCCTAGCTGGACTCAATGGCCCGCAGGCATTACTTCCAGAAACTCGAGCCCGACCTCGTTTTCTGCGAGCAGTACACCGACTACAACAGTATTTCCGAGTGGTGGGAATCCGATGTGCAGCCGCACCTCGAGGCGAACATCTTCTTCATCAATGACCTTGACATTGAGGTTGCACGGGTCATAGATGAGGGCAACTATGACGGCAAACAGAAGAAGAAACTTAAAAAAGCTTGGGGTGAGGCTACCCAGGGCCTCACAGTGACAGAGAACACCGTCAATTGTTTCATCAAGAATGAACAAGTCTAAAAGCTCGGCTGCGGGCGTCTTATCCAATCGAGAATGCATGCACTTAAACTCGCAATGGCACCTACAGCCCAGATTTTCAGCGGCACACTCAAGCAATGCCCTTGGTACGTAGGTCACAAACACCCTTGGCAGATTGGTCAGCACATCTACGATGAACTCTCCAGGTTCGAGACCCTGATTGAATCTGATTTTAGCAAGTATGATGCGCATTAAAACCAGTTCTTGCTACGGATTGAAACCTTTGCCATATCTAAACTCCTCAGCATCGAGCATGCCACTGAGTGGTGGGAAAACTGCTGCTGCCTCAACTACAGTGACGGCGATCACGTCAGAAATTGCGTCATAGGCACCAGAATGTCCGGTGAGCTCACCACTACCTTCGGGAACACCATGACCCACAGATACATGGTCTGGCGTGCAATGAAAATCATCCGCTAGAGAGATTGGATCAATTTCCCAGTGGGTGATGATGGACTGACTGCTGCTGGGCCCGGTTTCGACATACAGGCCTACAACGCTGTCTTCGAAAAGTTCGGCGTCCCGATAGAGTCCAAGATAACCAATCTTGAAGACATGTCCTTTTTGTCTTGCGACTTTGTCAACCTCCAAGGCCGTGTCCTTATGACTAAGCAAATCCCTAAGTTTTTCTCCAAGTTTTCTTTCACTAATGATAAGGCGTTCCAGAAACCTTTCGGCAAATAATGGTGGCTCATGATCGAATGTAAAGTCCTGTCTGCCCTATCTCATCTCCCCGGCTTCAAGCCGCTCGTCCTTCTCCTCAATAACCTCAGGAGGCAAAGCCCTTACAGACTCAACTTGAGCAGCAGCAAATACATGAGGAGTTGGAGAGGAACCACCATCATCAAGAACGAGTGGCTACAGACTGATGCAGAGCTCACTGCACACATTTACAATAGATACCCAGAGCAAAATTGGCTGCAGCTTGAAGAGTTCTACTCAAGCTGCTTTATGCTCGCGAAAGAGGCGATACTTGATTTTGGTGGCCCTAATCTCACCAGGCTGGACTAGTATGTTGATGAACTCTGTCATCCTAAGAATTACATCTGGCACCAGGGCAAACCCAAAGGGAAAACTGTCGAGTTTTTTTTCAGCTTATGCAGCTGTACTCAATGCATTCTGTTCAATGTGAGACAGAACGCTGTGCTCGCCGACCGTTAACCTTCAACTAGCAAGTATTAAAATTTTTCAGCCAAGCATGAACAACAACAATTTTAGGAGGCCTAAGCAACAACAGCAACAGCCTCGTAGGAAGCATCAACAGCAACCTTATTACAGGGCTCAGTATCTGCCATACTACCCTCCTGTCCCGTGACAACAACGTTCTACAGAGGGACATTAGCTCACTGCGATCAAGAGTTAGATAGAGAGACTGAACCAACAAGTGGCATTGCATCACAGCGCTGCAGATGGAGACTTTAAAAGCATCTACAACAACAAGTATGCACAGGAAGGCAGCGAAGTTTATCAAGGGAAAACCTAGGCTCTCAAAACCTAAACTTTGAAACTGGGCAACGAGCTAGACCGCAAGAACCGGGCCAAGCTCATGAATCATCTTGCAAGGAAGTTCTGCATGAAGTATGCTAAGGCCAACGATGTGGACGTTACAAACCCCAAAGACGAACTTTCCTGGTTGACCTCCGAGGTCTTAGACGCCCCAGGGATTTTAGGAGAAGCAGTCGACTGGGGACTCTCAAAGCTAGGGAGTATCTGGAACTGGCTCAAAGGGAAGTTCACGAAACACATGGTCGCTCCAGCACACGAATTAGCACACGAGCTCATAGGGAACGTCTCAGACTTTGCCGGCCACGCCGTCAGTGGTCTGACAGACCGGCTCCACCAATCAGTCGCCCCCACGCTGTACTCAACAGCCTCTGCATTCCCAACCAGTCCAGGCCCAGTTAACTACGTGAACGGCTTTTCCCAAGGGGACTTTCAACAGAAAGTTAGGGTTTATGCGCCCAGCCAGTACTCCATGACTGCAGTGAACGCAGCCTTCGTCGCTAGTGTGATCGCTCCACGAAGCGGACAAGAAAGAGCTCCGGTGACTTCAGCAGTCAAGACCGCATTGGCAGGAACCGTGCAGCTGTACAACATTGTCACAGACAGCAACGGCAACGCCTTTGCTTACGTGTTCCCGCAGGCCTTGTTGGCCCCTGCCATCACCCAAGTACAGTGCACTGTGGCTCCCACCAAAGTCAACAGGCCAGATAACTGCTTCGTGATAACTAACGGGACCGCCCCATTCGATCCTTTGTCCGGGGTGTACCCACTCGATGTGGTAGGGAGCAGCCCAGCCTTCACAGGAGCATAAACATACCCAGGTCCATGGAACGCCAGCATCGCTTCCATCAACAAGACAGTGATAGACGCACTTTCAGTAACACTGCGCGGTGTCAACCAGACCCTCAACGACCAAGGAACCGTGTGGTGGACCTATTCACAGCAGCCGTACAACCAAACATTCAATGTGCCAGTAACGACGTTCCCTGCGGTAGCTGGTCTGGCTGTGCAACAACAGACGTTGATCCCTAATGAGAGGGCAGTCCTCTATCCTAACATTACTCAACAGTCCATGTCCACCCAGTCGTTCTTTAAACAGCACGGCATTCAAAAAGGACTCGTTGAGCGTATGATTAGGGTACCACAGTTTGGCACCGCAGACACGCGAACTAGCACAGACTTCGCATACAGTGCAACGTAGCCCATGTAAGAGGTTTTCTACATACTCATCACTGGAGCCTTGCCAAACACCCGTCTATTCCAGATGGAGGTCGCCTGGACTGGAGAATTCATTCCCAACCCAAGCGCATTTGCTATTTGCCCAATGCAATATGCAATGCCTGGACCTCGTACTCAAGATTTCATTCAATCAATGTTCTTGTAGTTCCCTACTATTCAGCGTATCGATGTCGTAACAGCTGAAAAGATAGCATCTGAGCTTAAAAATGCCAAAGACCACAACCATGACAATCTGATGCAATTGCTCGCCAGCCACTTCTCTCATCCAAGCGAAGGTCACGAAGCAATCATTGACATGGTCACCGGTGCAGTAGATATAAACGCACCTGCCGACTTCGAATATTTCGGCTGACCCTTGCCTGGCACCCTCAAAGCCAGCAAGGGGCCCCTCCACGGGTGGCTAAAGTCCTGTGGCAATTCCTCAAGTAGTTGTTCTTGGGAAGTTGTATGACGACATCAAACAACAACGCACACCATTTCTTCATGCCGAGAGGCAAGAGACCGTTTTCTGGATGGTGTGTTTCTCCGATTTTTGTGTAAGATTGATTACACGACTGTTGAGAGTTTATAACAGAAAACGTGTGGC